TAAGCGACCTTCCGCTAGATATTTTTTTATATCAAAATTTTCCATTCTACCAAAATGTATTTTTGTTAGCACCTAAACCTAATGCCTTAGCGTAACGTGGTAATCTACAAGACCAGTATGATGGTTTTGTTCTATCGTTTTTCTCTTTACATCTGTGACGAGCTGCAAAGGCTTGACGTGCTTTAGGGTTATTGATTTTAGCTCTTAGGCCACCAGATCCGAATGATACTTTTTTAATTCGTTTGGTTTTGGGATCTCTTACGTAAACGTAATATGCTTTTGAACCACCACGTTTTGGTTTTCCAATTGGTGGATCCTTTTTCTTTTTCTTTGCTTTAGCTTCAAATATTTTATTTATAAAGCCTTCTTCTTTAACCTTGTCTACTATATCATCTATAGTTTCTTCGGGGCCTATTTGAAAATCATATTCACCTTCTACTGTAGCATAATAACCATCAGGCGTCCAATCTATTTGAGCTGTATTTCCTTTACCATCATCAAAAATATGGATAGCATCTTCTCGTTCATTGATAAAAGGAATATCTAAAGCAATTTTTTTGCCTTCAAATATTCCATATTCGCCTATATCAGTGTTGCGAATTAAATCTCTATCAAGTTCGTTTACTTTTAGAACGCCTTCGTTGAATAATTCTCTTGCTTCGGCATAGAAGTCTACGTATGCTTCTGAACCTATTCTAAAAATACACTCTGATAGTGGTTTGTTGTGTTGTTGATGGAACATTAAACCAGGAGAGGCAATTGCGCCTTCTTGGAGCATAATGCCTTCTGATGTTTTAGATATTTCTTTTTCTTGGAATGGAGCTAAATCTTTAAAGTTAAACGATTTAGTTGTTCCAGTCTCCTCTAACTCTACAGTGTAGAACGGGTGTTCTGCCATTGTAACAGTAGCAGTGTCTCCATCTACCGTAGTTACTTTATCCCCTATAGAGAATTTCGCTGAAACTCCAACAACATTTTCTATAGCCTCTCGGATTAAGTATCTGAGTTTTAACTTGTCCATAGATTACTTATCTTCTTTTTCGTCTTTTTTGTCTTCTTTCTCGTCTTCTTTTTTAGCTTTTTTAGACGATTTTTTCTCAAAACGTAAACCTTCTTTTTCTAATGCCTCACGTAGTTTATCCATTTGCATCTCTAGCATAGAAAGTTTTTCCATTAAGCTGTTAGATTCAGATGTAAGTGCTTCACGCATATCTGGATTAGAAGTGGCTTCAGACATTTTACCTTCAATTTGACCTTTAATCTCGTCAATTGAAGCTTCCATTTGCTTAAGTTTGTCTTGACCTTTTTTATAGGTTTCTTTAAGCTTAATGTCTCTTTCTTTAATTATTTTATTTGCAGCTGATTTTGCTCTGCTTTCAGATTTGTAGATACCTGAAATGTCTTCACGAGTTAGGCCACTCATAGCAAATTCAAATACGTCTCCACTTTTTACTAGTTCTTCAACAGAAGATTCTTTAGTAGGTTTTGTAACGTAGTAGAATTCAGCAATTTGATCTTCAATTTTGGCTACTTTTTCTTTTACAGTAGCTTTCTCAGTATATGCCATATCGCCACTATCAGCTTCTTCTTGCTGTGAACGTTCGGCTAGCCAATCTGTAATATTTTCTGTGATGAGTTTACGTAGTTCTTGTTTTTTCATGTTTGTAGAATTATTCTGTAATAAATATATAAGGATATTACAACTCCAGTTCTTTTAATTGTTTAATGTTATCTTTTAGTGTTTTAATTACTTCAGGATTTAATTTAACTTTAGACCAATTTTCTAAATCTCCATCTTCAGACATAAATGTATCTCCTGTATAGTTCATATATGCTTCTACTGCTTGTTCGTAATCTTTAACAAACGAATCTTTATTAGCATTCATTAATTTTTTAGCATACTCTTCATACCCTCCTGTAGCTTTTAAATGTGTTTCATACTCAACTACACAATCGAAACATTTACCATGTATAGGCCACATTTTTTTATTTAATTTAGTGGCTTTCATAGCGCGTTCGCATTCAGGACATTTTAAGGGCATATTAACCATTTCCCTTAGTTTGTCATGTTTAGTAATAGTTTGTTTGATACCATTTTTTATAGTCCAGGTTTTACCTGATTCTTCCCATACATCGCCCTCGCTATGTTCTATTGTTTGTTTTTGGTAGCCAGCTTGAACTCTAGTACGCTCTGCTGTATTCCCAGAAACTATGTTACGCATTCTCTGTATATCGCGTTCAGAAAATTCTTTGTTTAAGCGTGATTCGCTCATAACCCTAGTTTAGATAACTCGTTTTTAACTTGTTCTGTTGATTTAAATAATATACCAATCCCTCCTGCGGCTTTCCAAGCGGCTATATTATCTTCTCTATCGTCTATTAATATTTTATTTGGTCCAGCGTATTTTGCTTTACCAGATGCTTTGTATCCGAATTTTAATGGTACACCAGACATATTTCTTTTAACCCATACACCTTTTCCTATACGAGATGATTCATCTCTGGAGGGTGAGGTTAAAATGGTTGGTTTATATTTTTTAATATATTTGTAAAGATCCTCTCCTTGAGGCATCCATGGCATTCCAGCCCAAAAACGAACTCCGATTTGCTTATCTATCAAATCCCAAAATTGCTCGTCTGCTTTTTCTTTACCAAATTGAATTGTCTTTTGAGAAGTATATTCATCTGGGGTTACACCAGCAAATTGTTCAAAACGTCTTTCAAAATCTGTTAAAACCCCATCCATATCAACAAAAACGTCATATGCTTTAGCAAGATCCTCTTGTAATAACTCCATTAAACTACCTTTTATTCTATTCATATATGTGTGGATTTTCACGTCCAAATTTTCTCATTATAACCGCTGCTAAAGAGTTAGCTTCGTTTTCATCTGGTGATCCGTCTTCACCTGAAGTTGGAGTTAATCTATTGTCTAGATTCTGCATATGGTGAACCATCTCGTGTGCTACAGTTCTTAATATATCAGCCATATTGCGATTGTGAACCACAACCATTATTTTTTCTTCTGAGGGTAAATAGCCTCCAAAACTATGATATTCTTGGGTATAGCCTGGTTGGTTAATTAGTTTAATTTTAGGTTTGTTTATAGATAGATATTCGCTAACATAATTTACAAAATCTCCTATTACTTTACCTTTTGAATTATCCCAACCTTCGTTTAGGAATTTTTTATATCTAGCTTCTTGTAGATAGTCTTTTTTAGTTTCTTTCATATCAAATATAGATTTGAAATCGTCTACGTTTACCTCTTGAGGTATAAATTCAGATATAGCCTCTAAATCGTTATCGCGAATTGCTTTACGTAAATCAGTTGCTGAATATGTGCCTTCTATCCCAGCATCAAATACCTCTACGTGGGGATATTTTTCTTTATCTAATAATGATTTAAATCTATCTTCTTCCCCTTTACCAAATACAGCTCTAACTAGATTAGCTGGGTTGTCTTTAGCGTAATCGTAAACGTCTTTAACTGGGGTGGGTGTTTGAACAATCTCTACATTCTCTAATTCTGGGTTATTTTGTTTGTATAAGTCCCAAACTTTTTGAGCTTGTTCTGCAGAAACACCATCTCTTTCTTTTGTAGACATGAAGACAATAACACGATCTATGTCTCCTTCTTTTGCTCTTAAAGCAGTAGCAACGTGTCCTTTATGAGGTGGTTTGAATGCACCAGGATATAGAGCAACTTTCTCTACAATTTCCTCTAATAGGATAGATTTCGCTATTTGGTTACCTATTTTTTCTGGGTTCATGAGAAGAACTGTTTTACTCTAGATTTTGCCTCGTCTTTAGATACGGAATTTGATTTGATATCTTCTACTTTATCTGATTCTACAAAATCATTAATTTGTTTCTCTAATTCTGCTTTTGAAGCATCAGAACGAGCTTGTTGTTTATCGGTTTTTGGTTTTGTATCAGTTGGGGCATAGGGTGTAAGATATTTATCTATTAAATCTTCTAAAGATTTCATAGATTCTCCTTTTTCTAATGCTTTATCGTTTACAACCGATACAAAATTGTTTCCAAATTCTTTTTGATACAACTCGTAGTTTTGAGTTATATTATTCCAAGTACGAAGTACGATAGCAGGTGCTAAACTTCTGTCTTTTCCACCTGAACGATCAAATCGTGTATCATTTCGTTCTAGTGCTTTTTCTAGTGAAGCAAATACATATACCATTAATACATCATAGCCTAGTTCTTCTAATTCAGCCTTCAATTTTAATGTAGGTCCAGAAGAAGCAGCTGTTCCATCTAAGATAAAATTCTTTTTACCTAAGATAATTTCACGTGTCATTGGGCGAAATTCCTTATTAGCTGCAGCCATTGCTTGTGCTGCTTTACTTCGATCTTCAGCATTTGCATTTTTTAAATCTAAAGATACATTTAAATCTTTTAGATTACGCATGTAGAAATCATCTACATTTAATATTAAAGCATTCTTTACACCTTCGATAAACGAAGATTTACCAGCTCCTGGAGAGCCAGCAAGTATAAGTGCCTTAGGATTAACGGATTGTTCTAAGATTATATCTCGTAATTTATACATAGGGTTACATTGTCAACATATAAATATACGAAAAGATACTGAGGAAGCCTAGGATTTTTTAATAACTGTTGGCCATTTTTCTGAGATAGGTTTAAGATTAGGGTTTTCTAAATCAAATAAAGCGCGTACATGAGAATATATCTCTAAATTTTCATCTACAGTGCGGGATGATTCATATACTTCCCATTTTTTACCTTTAAGTCTTTTACCAGTTTTATCTGGTCCTCTTGATTTAGATTTTAACCAAAGTACACCAACTCTATCTACTTTTTGATCATAGCATTCTTCAAAACAGCGCGTATAAATCGCTGTCTGTAGGTCATACGTCGTCTGTAGGTGGTTGGATGTTTTTAAGTCGATTACCCACAGTTCTCCGTTGATTTTACATACAAGATCGCATGTTCCAGCAACCTGGAGTGTATCAGAGTATAAAAATACTTCTGTTTCTAAAAGTTCAGCTCCACTACTTTTCCAAAAGTCTACAAATGCTAAAAACATCTTCCAAACTTTAAGATCGTATTTAGGATTACCATCTTCACCCATTAGTTTAATTTCTTTTCCTAATAGATAATCTTCAGCTAAGTTGTGTACTATTGTACCTTCATCGGCTGATTTTTTGGCTATATAGTCGGCATTCATTCCTACTTTTTTAAGCCATTCTTCAAAATGTCTACCCTTAGGGTAGTAGGATAAAACATAAGTTACAGAGGGGTATGTTTTTTCCCCATCCTCATAAAAACGAGAATCATTTGTTGTAATCTGCGTAAATGTTCGATTGTATTCCTGTTTAGGGAAATTCGCTTTACGTAATATCATATAGATAGTTTTAAATTAAGGAGGGAAGAAAATGTAAATTCTTGTGCCTCCTGTATTTTATTTGTAAATAGAGCAAACCCCATATCGGCGGGATCTTTATCATCTAATTCTACTACAAATAATTTTTTACCTGCTTTTAAGAGTTGTTCAGCTATTTTATAAGTTGCCTTTATAGCATCACTGTCTAAAGCTAGGTAGACTTTTTTTACTTCTGATGTAACTAATTTTTGCATTAGTTTTCTTGAGATATTTTTACCAAATAAGGGGATAGCATTTCGTTTTATAGCAATAGCATCAAATGCACCTTCACATAACACAATAGGTACATTCCAATTTATCATATTTTCAAACCCTATAATGTTTTTATCTGAGGATGGTGCATCATATTTTCTAGATGGTTCCTTTTCAAATGAACGTGCTACAAAATACTCCAATTGACTTTCGGCATTATATGTAGGTATAATAATTTTATTTGCATAACGTCCATTTTCACAATATCCAATTTGATATTTTAAAACATCAACCATTGTTAAACCTCGTTTTTTAAGGTATGCTAAGGCATGTCTAGCGTGTATGTCCGATTTAGTTAGGTTATATAATGGTTTGTATTCTTTAGGTAATTCTACACTACTACTAGCTACTATAGTATCATATTTGTCTGTTGTACCTAATATTTCACTTAATTGAGTACGTTTTTCTTGTGATACTTTTAAACGTTTAAATAAACCAAATAGGGTTTTTCCTTTAGCATCACAAACCCAACAATGCCAAAAATTTTCATTTTTCTTATTAGGGATTAAATTAACCTCTAGTTTTGGGGTTTTATGATTACAAAAAGGACAGTTAAAAGAGTGGTTACCTCTAGCTGTAGGATTACTTCTACCTAAAACGGATTGAACTAATCCAAGTAATATTTGATTAATCATTAACTAAAGTTAGTGTTTCTTTTCGACAAGGATATATTGTACCATCTTTATGTTTTACTTGATACCAGGTATTTATAATTGTCCCCCATTGTACTTTTTCTATATCTTTTAACACCCCTTCTAAAGGTTGACCTGCAAAATTAAAACTAACAGTATCTCCTATTTTTATCTTTTTTCGAGCCAAAAAATATTTTTGGTTCAATATACGTTAAGTATTTGGGTTTACCAAGTCTTTTCTGAAGAATTTACCTAAAATATTATCGTTTATATATTCTGTGTTTTCAAGTACGTTATTACAGAATTGATATTTTGTTTCTAGGTATGTAAGATGTTTTTTGTTAAATGCAAATTCTAGTATTTCACGTGAAAAATCTTCTTGTTTACCTTCTAATAGTAATTGTTTGATTTTTGTGTGTGAACCATAGTAGGTTTGCCAGTCACTTTCTTTAACTACTTTACGTTTGCGTTTAGCACCTTTTAAAGGTGGTAAAGTACGATTAAAAAATAGTACCTTTTTCCCTAGATATTTTTCTTTAGTTGGAATATAAGTAGCCTCGTAAATGAAACCAAATGTATTTTCGGGCATCTGTTCGATGCTCCCTATAACCTCTCCTTTATATAACCACATATTGTGTTTTTATTGATCGTATCTAATTACGAACGTTGTATCAGTTTTAGTTGATAATAATGTAGGTTGTGCTAATTTACCTACTATTAATAGTTCATTTGCTTCGTTATATAATCCTATAGTTGTAACGTAAGGTTGAAAATCCGAGCCTGTAGCAAAATCTCTTAATGAGCCTGAAGTGTCCGTTGTTATAGTCGGATTTTGGCTCATATTGAATTCATTTTGTTCAATAGTACATACAAGTTCGTTTTCGTAAACTGTATATCTATTTTTAAATGATAATTTATTTGGTCCTACTGTTAAAGCCATAGTTAAGTTCGAAAAGTGTGTGTGATAATACCATTTTGAAAGTATAAAAATTGTTGAGCTGGTTTGTTATAAGCCCATCCTGATAAGTAGTAAAAATTGAAGGAACCGTATCTAAAGTATTGACCCGTTGAAGAATCTATATAATATGTTCTATACCTATAGTCAGGTGTTACTTTAGCATATCTTTTTGATGAAGGTGAAATTGATTCCCATCCCTCAGGTCCAAAATCTTTAAAACCGCCATAAAGTGGTAAAAGTGGTTGATTTCTAAATACGTCAGTTGAACAATCTTGTGTTGCTATAAACTTACCTCCACTAATTAAAAATATTTTACTAGGTTTTCTTCCAGCACCATTGTATTGCCAAAAATATCCAGATCTTCTATATCCAAAAGAGTCTATTAGAGTATTATTTTTAAATGTATAATAACGTGAGCTACTAAACCATGAAGTTCTTTTACAAGCTTCAATAGCAGTAGGAGTGGAGGAGGTAGATAATCTATATGAATTAGTAGGGCAATCACCACTACCAAAACCTAAACCAAAAGTGTATCCCTGTTTATTTACTTTTAAAAATCGAGTTTGGTTTATTAGTATATAATTATCTTCATTAGGATATGTAGCTTTTCTATCAGCTAAGGCATCAGCTTGGGTATTATATAAATAATTATTAAATAAATAATAAGTTCTTTCTCTAAAATTTCGGGTAAAATTACAAATTTCTGCTTGGGTAGAAAAAGGAGATGTACCAAATACAAGTTCCGGGACAGCAGTTGGAGGTGCAACTGCAGGAGGAGGGGTATTAGCTAATAAAGTAAAGGTTGTTGTTGATGTAGTTCCTACAGGGGGTAATTCTAATTGTTGGATTTTAAAGGTTAATCCTTTATCAGGAACAAATGTACTACTATTTTCAGTTTTATCAGTTCCTCCAAATCCTCCTCCAGAAGTAAAAATTACTCTATTTTCATCATTTGTTCTTCTTTGGATATAATTACCATAAGTATTTTTAGCTCCCCCTTTTATAGTAATATTTAAAGGGTCAGCTTTACCTGTTGTTGACCAAGAGCCAGGATTAGCAGTTTCTACATAATTGTAAGTTACTGAAGCTCTAGGGGCTATATTATAATTTTGATTTCCTCTTTCACTTCGTATTTCTACTTTCATAGTAGTAGAATAGTTATTTGTAAAAACTATATTTGCATTTCCTCTAGGAGGAGAAAGAGGGTTAAAAGTAAAGGATAGTGGGGATGAATCGGGAGAAGGAGTAGGACCACTACATGATGTAAATGCCTTAAAATATACAGTTCCACTTACAAATGAAGAAGTAATAGGAATTGTATTTCCAATTGAAGCAGAAAATATTTCAGAATTAGCAAAACTTTCATTGTTAGCAACTGAAGCAGTTATATCTAAGGGGGGATTAAACCCAGATTGAGTAACGTAAGTTATTTCAAATCTTCCTCTTAAAGATCCAGTATTTAAACTAGTAAGTAAAGGTACTAAACAATCTTCAAATCCAATTTCGCATGTTTCTGGATCAAATGATCTATTATAGAATGTTACATTGTCTAATGAAGCACTAAAGGGAGTAACAGTTAAATCTCTGTCATAAGAAGCCGATACTACACTACCAGATTGTGGACCTGTTGTGAAGAATTGTTTTACTGTCGGTATTCTTTTGTAGCCTGTATTAGCCATAAATTACGTTATCTATAAAATATTTTCCTACTGCAACTGCTCTATTGTCTATTTCTGCCTGGGATCCTGTTGTAGCATTTGGTGACAAAAATAAATAGTAAATACGGTTAACATCTTGTATATTTTCTAATCTTCTAGAGAATATTTCTCCTCCTCCTATACCTGTTGGTAAAGGCATTGTTGTATTTTCATCTTCATGTATTATCATAATATACATAAGATCATGTTCCATTTTCTGAGAGCCAGCATAGATTGTATAATCTCTGTGGGTATAGGGATCTAAATTGGTTCTGGTTCCTATAGGATCACTTGAAAATTGTGTTGGGTCAGTATACGAATAAGCTTCTAAAAATCCAATATGATCTATATCTGCTGTTAATAACCACATTTTATCTTCTCTTTGAGTAAAATAATATGCATTATCAGCTCCAAAGTAACTTGCAGATACAGATCCACTCCAAATAGATCCACTAGTATATTCTACATTTGATCCAGAAACGGTGTTGAATATATTTCCAAATGCATAAGTAGGTCTAAATAATTTTTTATTAGGACCTATAAAGCTACCTGTACTACCATAAAGAATATCTGTAAATTCATCGTTTCTAGCTATAAAATTACTACCAGATCCATCTGCTATAGCAGTACCCCCACTTCCTGTTAAAGATAAATTTTCAACACTTGCTGTAAAGTTATCTCTAATTTTTGATAAAGGTATTTGTCTATCAAATTTAAAGTTTATATTAGTAGTTTCTTCTTCAGTATTAACTTTAGATACTGTTAAATGTAAAGCTTCAATTGAAGCTGAGTATTCTAAACCAAATGCTAGGGAAACATCTAAGTTTTGATCGAAATGAGACAAATTAGCATTTCCAGATATAATTAAGGAATTAGTAACTTCACTTCCAGTAACATTAGCAGCACTACCACTTGTATCACTAGATCCACTATATTCTCTTCTTAAATAAAATGCATCATTAGACCCAGTAAATATATCTATAAATAAAGTATCATTAGTATTATATGAATAACTACCAGTAGCACTTCCTGAAGTAGCTAATTCAACAGGTGTTTCACTTCCAGATCTGATTTTTACTGTTACCCATTCTGCTCCTGTAGGTTCATTAGTGTAAAAATTAAGATTACGTTGTGCTACACTACCTGTACCGTCTTCACAAAAAGTATCTATTACTTCCCATACTCTTCCATAAATTTCTTGACTTTGAGTATCAGCTGAACATGAGATTGAATCTTGAATGGAAACTGTTACTGAACTTGAATTTAAACCTTCACCATTTAAATCAAACTCATAACTATTTGTAACACTTGCTGTAAACAAGTATTCTGAAAAGGGAGTTGAAGCTGTTATATTATATGGAGGGACACCACCTGTAAGATCATTAATAAGTAATATAGGATATTCTTCATTACTATAAGTTACATTAGCCGTAAATTCGATTTTAGCTGAGGTAGTTATTTCATAATTAAATCCATAAATACACCCATCATCATCTGTAATATTTAAAATATAACTTCCTGAGGGAACATTGTATAATTCTTGTGAGGTAGTTGTAAAGCCATTAGGACCTGACCATTCAAATTCAAGGGGTTCTTTACCTCCCTCTAAATAAACTTTCTCAGTTCCTCCATTATCACTCCCCGTTTCTTGAGTGTCCATGTCTGCATCATCAAATTCAATTATTCCAGTAGATGAACCAAAACAATCTATATGGTCTATTAAATAACTAACTGTTACAGGAGCAGTTTTAGTTACTTCCATTTGAGAAACAGATGTACAATTATTAGCATCTTTTATTATTACATTGTAAGTTCCTACTGATAGGCTAGGGAATGTAGCAGGTAAACCTATAGCATTATCAAATGAAGTAGATAATGAAGCCGATAAAGAGGATGTGTCTCCTAAATAACCATCACTAGCACTAATTAATATAGCACCATCGGTTGTACCACAAAATGAAACATCATCTTCCCATATTGAACATGATATTCTATTAAATCCAGTATTAATAGAAGCAGTTGATATTGAGCCTTCATAATCTTTAACATATATTACTTGTGATCTAGTTGGAAGTATAGATGCAGTAATTATAGGTTGGAATAAATCATCTATAGGAATGTATGTAGAGTTATCTACTGACCAACTATAAGGAGGAACTCCTTTATCTACTGAAAATGTTACTGAAGATGAGATGTTGTCAGGGTTAAGATAACATGCTTGGGTTACAGAGTTTATAGTAAATTCTAATGGATCAGCATTTATATTTAAAAATATAGACCCAGTATTACTTACTAGTCCTAAATTATTTTGATAAGAATATTGTAACCTATATTCACCAGGAGTTACACTAGTTTGATTAGGGGTAATTACAATATCTCCACTACTACTTACACTATAATCCGGGAATGTATAATCAGGGAATGGGAAGGTAACTACTGAAGTAGTATCTATTTGTAAACAGTCATCAAAATCATTAGCTAATATTAATAGATTTTTTTCTTCTTGTGTATTAATTAAATCGTAATAATCATTTTTAGCTACAGGGTTACCTTCTATAAAACAGATATAATCTTGATTTGTAACAACTGCTACCCCGTGTCCATAAAAAATATTACCAACATTAGGTACTTGATCATTAATACTTAATCCGGCATACTTTGATATTGGATCGGAATATTGTGCAGACAAATATTCAGCTCTAAAAGCTTCATAATCAAATAAATTTCCCTGACCATCGTCTGCTATATAAAAATTAGAACCTGAAAGTATAAAAGAATAAGGTTTAATTCCTTCACCATATTTGTCTTTAGGAATAGATATTATTCTAACTCTAGCGGCATTATCTTGAAAGTAAACAGCATTACCATCATAATATGAACCTGTAGGATCATCATAGTTAAATTGTAAAGCTGTAAAATAAGGAAAATTTTTAAAATTAGGATATGACCCAGAGGCCATAGTATTTTGTTCATAATTTATATATGAAGAAGTATGCCAAAAATAATTTATATTGGTGGCATATAAAAGATCATTAGAAACAGGGAGTTGATCTAATGAAGATGCTGTTATGTAATTTTCATAATATAAATGGCGAATAGATTCAAATAATAGTCTTCTATAATTTCCATCTGTAGTAAGATTATCATTTACTGGATCAAAAGGATTTTTTTCTGATACAGGAATGTATTCACCAACGTAAGTTTGTATATTATTATCGGAATAAGATTCTGAAGTAAACTCATATTGCTTATTAGCAACATAAGGTACTGATTTTATATCAGACGGATTTATCTTTTTGTATGCAAAACTCATTCATTAAAAATCTAATTTTACTCTTACTAGAGCTTCTTTTGTGAAATCTTTAACTAATGGTTTTGATAATTTAGCTACAGATAGTAATTCAGTAGCATCATTATATAAACCTACAGTTGTTATAAATGTTTGGGGGTTATTAATTAAACTTGAGTATACAAATTCTCCACTACCACTAATCATAGAAGGGTTAGTTGAATAATTAAAATCTGTATTTCTTACTCTTACAAATATATAATCTGATGTTATAGTTTCTTCTGAATTGAGTGAAAAGGTTTGGGCTAATTTTATTGATTCAAACAGGTTACTATTGTTATTTACAAGAGCAGTGTCTGTTAAATCATCACTAAGTATTAGTCCTACTCCTCCTTGAGAAGCAGATAAGGCTAATGCTCTTGGATTTAAAAGTATTAAACCTACATCAGGTAAAAATTTTCCATAAGATCCAGAAGGTGTATAACCAGGAGTTACACTTTCAGTTACACTAACATCTACAGCACTACCATTAGTACCACTTACAATATCAAATATTCTACCAGCATCTGTAAAAGTTAAGGTAGATACATCTTTAGAATTATCAGTTAATTGTATACGAGAAATTTCAGTACCATCTGATCCAGATAATACTAAATTAAATGTACCAGGGAATAATTTTTCTTTATATCTTGCTCTATTGATATTTAATACATAAATGTCTCTAGAATTTGTGTTTCCGGTTCCAAAACTAAAGTTTGTATTTTCATCGCCATTTACTAAAGTTCTAAATTGACCATAGGTTACTCTAGAAGGAGAACTTCCTGTTACTAAATTATTATAGGGTGCAGAACCTGAACCTTCTAATTCTCCATAAGCAATCGAAAACTGAATTTCAGAATCTGATCTTACGGAACTAGTTTGGTAAACATCTAAATATGTGTTAAAAGAAGATGTTTGAGAAGAAGTGAAAAATTTGTTTAGAATAGGTTCTCCACCTGTCCACAAAGTAGATGTGATAGAATCCGCACTAACTACAAAATCACTAGCATTTAAACTTACGAAGCTCATAATATTACGATGTTACTTTTGTTATATTTAATGGGATTGTTAATCTTGCACCTGAATCTCTACCTGTTACGGTTAAAATTGTATTCAATGTATTAGCAGTTCCAAATAATGTATTAACTGTAGTTGCAGTTAGGTTAATTGTAGTTCCAATTACTGTTCTTGATACATTAGTACCAATAGTAGAGGTTGAGTTTAAAGTAGAAGCATCATTAGTATTTACACCTACTCCTTCAAAGTTAGATAAAGTTCTAGAATCTCCAATTGTAACTACATAACCACTAGATTCAAATGTTGAATCTGTACCTAGATAATTTAAGGTTTGAGGTGTAATTGAAATTGAAGCACCTTGTTTTAGGGTAAGAGTTGTATATCCCAATTCTAATACAGGTAGTTTAGCTGTACCTCTTGGTAAAGTAATGAGTTTATATTTCATTACTTGAGTTTCATCTGGGAATGCTTCAAGGATGGGCATATTTTCAATTGCCTCACCGTAAAATGCAGAACCAGATGGGTGGTTTGGATTATACAGTGTATAATCGATTTCGTCATCTGCTAAAGAAAATTGTGTAATTCTAAAGGAGCCATCATTTCGAGCTAACAGCTCGCGTCCTTTTTTAGTGAGGATGGCATCAACAGTAACTGTAGTGTTATTTAAATATCCCATGGTTTATTCTTGTTGTATATAAATATAATATTTTTTAATTTTATGAAATTAGATTCTGTGATTTTAATTCTTTTATAATATTACCTGCTCTTTCTTGAAGAGTTTTTGGTATATCAGCAGGTAAAACGATACCTGTTGACGTCTGGCCGGGTTGTTTTTGAAAATTTAAAACAATATTTGTTTCATCTTCTGTTTTCCTTAAAATAATAAAGCGTTTGATTTGTCTTGCATCTTCGGGAGTAGTAGAAGAGGGAAAATCTTCACAAGCACGAGCTGGTATATCCCTGTCAAATTCAATAGATAAACGTCTTGTATTAGTTACTTCATCTCTAGGTATAATATTAACTCTTTTTACTTGTCTTTCAAATTCTATAGGAAATTCACCACTACCAGAACCTGCACTTCCTCCTTTAACATCTACAAATCTAAATAGATCCCCTTTTCTAATAGCAAATTCTTCATCTACTACACCAAATGAATCTGATCCACTTATAAATACAGACGAGGTTTGTATAAAATCACCAAACCAATATGACATTGAAACTGAAGCTGTTAGTATATTAAAAGAACCTGTATTGTTTCTTACAAAGAAGGCATTTCCATTATTAGCATCACCACCATCAACAATACTAGAAGTTAAAGATATTACTGGATCTGAGGGGAAGTAATAAGTATATTCAGGTTCTGAGTATCTTAATGCGCTATTTCCTATATTAATAGAAGCACTATTGAATTCGGGAGAAGAGAAATTTGATTCAAAATATCCTCCCATTGGAGAATTAGCTTCATTTAATAAAGCTTCTATAGTATTTGTATTCTTAGGTAAAATTACTGAGTTGCTAATATAATATGTAGCTTGTAGTAAAGCAAAACTTCCAAGATTTTGAGAGGAAGAAGCAATAGGGGCTACTCCATTAAAGGGGTTCCAAGTTATATCAGTTATATCAGCAGATGAATTTTTAGGTATATTAAGTTCTAATATTAATTGACCTTCGATATTAACTAATAAATCGTTATCCCACCAAATAGTAGATTGGTTAATAGGAGTATTACGAGTTAAAGTAACACTTGGAAAGCCTCCTACTGAAACAGCATTACTGCTACTTTGGATTTGAAGAGTTCCTAAATTAAAATCTCCTAATTGGATATATTCTCCTCCTAAACTATCTGGGAGTTGTTCTAAATCTTCTTTAGTGATATTAGTAATAGATCCTGTAGTAAATTTATATACTAATGTACTACTACCTGTTGGGTTTTGTAAACAAGGTAAATATCTAAAACCACCCGCATATACTGGTTTTAACCCATCAAGATATTTTTGATCTGAAAACTGTTGATTATTATCTAACGAAATGTTAGCTTGTTTTTTAGCGTTGAATATATTTTGTACTTCAAAAATAGTTTCATTTTTACGAGTTAACTCAGTAATATTTGATCTACCATCAATTAAGTATTTAATATACACATTAGATCTTCCAGGGAAGAAAGAACCAGTTTCAACTACTTCAGAGAAATAAGCAAATTTAAGTGAATTTAAATCTATTGCTGCGGTTGAACCATAAGAAGTATCGCCTAAAGTGTATTCATTATATAATTTAGATATAGTTTTACTTCCTAAATAACGTGGATTAATATTACGTAATAAAGTATAATTACTATCTTGAATAGGAGCATCTAAGAAAGCAGTATCAGCTTCTGTGATTTGACCAAATGATCTACTTGTAATAAACCCAATATTAACGGGCGTAATTACATTTGAAGAGTAATCAACATCCATATATTGATCTGATTTTCGGGCTTCAGAAATATTATTTAATATAGGATTAAGAGGGGAAAATGAATAAGAAACAGAAGTTGAAGCATCTGGCTCTAGATTAAAGAAACTTTTTTCTATAGCAAAACTTCTACTAGGTAATTCATAAGCTGTAATTTCACTACCACTATATTCTCCAGTAAATGGTTCTCTATTATCTGTAAAGTTATAAATCACTCCAGAAGCAGTGATTGTATTGGCTGAACTTGAAGGGATTTTTACTTCAGCTGTGTAACTTGTATTTAATGGGGTACCCATTGGGGTTGAACCTTCTACATTAACCATATCTATAGATCCCGAATAATCTATGTATGTAAATGCAGGTTCAAATTTTTCAGTTTTATTTCTTTCTAAAATATGGGGTTTAATTACTAAACCAGTATTAAGTAATGTTTTTGCAGGTACAAAATCTTTAATCATTCTAAATAAAGAACTATCAAAATAATTTAGTAATCTAATTAGGGCATTAACATTAGTTTTCTTATAATACTTTTTAAAATAAAAATCTCTTAATTCATTTAATTTTGGGTATGATGTTGATGAAGCAAGAGTTGGATCCCCAATATATTCATCTATATCAAAAAACCCTATTTGATTTATAATATCATTATCGATACTGTTTTGAGTTGAAAAAGCTATTTCAGCTATATCAAGATCAGCAGTATAAGGGTTTCTAATTTGTTCTTGTACACTTATATATGGTGATAAAGTAGACCCTGAAGCAATTGGATATTGTTGAGATCTAATTTTAATTTCATTTTGAGTAAAAGCACCTATATCTGGTCCTTGTACTATATCAACATTACTATTTGTTACAAAACTATTAGTAGTAAAATTAGTAATATTTCCATAGTTTACTGTAGACGAACCCGTACCTAAAAATGATGCCGTAGGTGCAAATGAACCTGTAGACATTGGGTGAACAGTATATATTTTATTATCACCATCAGATCCTGATATGTTATTATAGTTTCCTAAGGGTAATCTATAAATTAAATTATAATATGAGGATGTTATATCATTATCAACATAAGATGTTGGATTTAATACGTGTTGGTCAAAAGTTTGGCTTGATAAACTAGTAGAAATCCAATATCTAAATTCTTGAAAACAGCCATCAAATATAACACCATCTTTAGCTATAACATTGCTACTGCTAGCACCACCTAGAAACCCATATAATTGATTATTTTCTGTATCAAATGTATAATTGTTCCAAGCTTCATTATATGAAGCAGATGATGATCCAGAAATGGCTAAACTAGCAGAACCTTGAAAGTCAATAAAAGTATTAATTCCATCATAATTTCCAGATTTAACTTCTACAGAATAAGTTACATCATTTGAACCAGTATTATTTAAGTTTAAAGAGGTTGGAGTTCTATCTAATTTTAGATTCCACCATCCACTCCCAGAGAAAAAGGGTAAATATATAGGTTCTGTTGAAGTATAACCTTGAGAACCAGACATTATTAGTCTTAATTCACCATATTCTTCAAAATTACCACCACCTCTAGCAGCGTTAGAAGCTGAGGGGTAGAGTAATTGTAATCCAAATTGGGATGTTGAAGGTGAATTATTTACTTGAAATAGGGATTGAGTATAATAATTACTTGAAGAAGGTATACCATTTGATTTAAATCTAAATTCTATAGTATCAGGTACTTGATCTTCAGCTAAAATACCGTTCCACCAACCTTCAATATTATTCCAATCTTGTTCAACATCTTCCCAATATTCAGGAATTATAGGATATAAAGTAGGTAACCATGGAACTTCTACTACACTTGATGTTTGAGTAGCAAATGCATAACTATCTACTTCATGTAATTGTGTTACCTTTCTTATATTTTTCTGGTTTCCCCCATATTCATTTATTCTTAAAATTGAATCAGCAATCCCAAAACAATTTAAAAGAGCTCTTAATCCTCTATAGGTACCTTTTGTTTTAAGTAAATAAGGTAAATTATGATATATACGTTTATAAACTTCTTTATTTACATCATCATAAGTAATAAGTTCATTAGAGGCGGATATATAATTTTCTACTCTTAGGGAGCCTGTATCAGGAACTAGTGAACCCGAAGGGCTTAGACCTATTAAAGCAGAAAATAAATTTTCATCTGTTTTATTAGATGTATATAGTTTTACACCTAAAGAGCGTAAAGCATCTGCTACTAAATCTTTAGATATACCATAATCTGGTCTATTATCAGCGACTTTTATATCACCTATAGCTTTAGAGTAAGTCCAAATATAGTCAAAATGTTGACCTAACATTGCTACAAGTAATTCTAAATTATTATTTTGTGGATCATCTTTAATATAAGATGGAAGGGTATTCCAAATATAATCTCTATTATCAGAATCATAAAATGAAGCTGATAGTATTTGACCTCCATAATAATCACTTTCTTCATTTATAGACCCATACCATACTGAAGATGAAATTGAATTTACGGGATAATTTATATAAGGAGCAGTTGAGTTTGATTTAGGCCACGATTTAGAACCTGATTCGTAATATAAGAAATATTCATAATTATCAAACTGTTCAATTAAAGTATTTATATTTTCTTGAAGTGAAGCTTTAGATGCAGAAATAAAAGAGTTATCTGTTAAAACATCAGCTCCTTTTAAATTATCTAAATCATTTTGATAATTTTGAATTAAAGTTAATTTGTATTTAAAATTTTCTAATCTTTCGTAAGCGGAAGAAAAATGAACAAAATTAGAATATTCATCATGATCTACACTAATATTTATACTTTTTTCTTCTAAAACAGATTTTAACTGTTGATACGAAGATGTAAGTGTAGTATCTATTAATTCGTTATAATTAAAATACTTAGTATTAAAACCTGTTTGAGTATTTAATTCAATATTTGTATTTGGACCTCTTAAGTATTCAAATTGTTCTTCTTCAACTTCAGGAATAAACTCAATATCAACATTAAATGATATAGAGTCTGAGATTTCTTCTACAAACCAAAAAGTATCTTTTAAACTTAAATCTGTTGGAAGGGGTTCATATAATTTAATAAATAAACTAGGTTCTGCCTGGTTTGAATTATCTAATAAACTATTAACTCCAATTAAAGTTCTATTATCACCAAAGTTTAAAAGAAAATCTGAGTAGAAACTTTTACCTTGTTTTGATACTAAGTAATTAAAATAAGATGTACCTAATTCATCATAAGATAAATCATTAGTAACTACTCTAATCTCAGTTCTATCTGATGAAATTTCTTTAATAAAGAATCTTCTATCGGGATTACTTAAAAATAAAGGTCTATAAAAAAAGTATGAAGGATTATATTTTCCTAAATTATACCCTAATCCTTTTAAATCCCTTTCAGGATCGATAAAAATAGTATCAAATAAAGAACTATTTTCTATAGTATTTTGAGTGGTATAATTACTAAAATTATAAAGAGATCTTAAAAGTTGATTATTAGCATTATATATATGGAGTTCTACAACATCCTGTTCGGCACCAAATTCTCTATTAATATCATACCCATTTAATAAAGATTGGTCTTTACTAACGTAATCCTGATTTGAGTAATCAGTTAAGGAATTTACAACACTAATTTTTTCCATTAAGTATTACTGCTTAAGTTAACAATTTCTTGTTGAGATGTTAATAATTGTACTCTCAAATCATTTATTTCGTCTAATAAAGCTTGCATTTCATCCGATTGGCCTGTTACTCCTATATAAGAGGAACTTCTTTTAACAAGTTCTTCATGAGATCCAAAATTACCTTTTCTTGGAATTTCAAAAAATAATCTATCATATTCTTCAAAAAACTCAGCTACGGTCATAGGTTCTTCTATTTCAGTAACAGCCTCGGGGGTAACTAACTCTCTAAACTCTGTATCTACTACATTAGGATAAGAGATCTTACCATATACCGTTTTATTTAATCTCACTTGCTGTTTAGCCATTATCTAACTACTTTAAAATAGTTTCCTTTATCTTCAATTACTAGAGTTTCATCTCCAATAACTGTTTTAACCATTAATTGATAATATCTTTCTGGTTCTAATCCGTCCATATAAACTGTAAAGTAGTTACTACCACTATCAGCACTTATTTTTGTGTATGAAGTATCGAAATCAACTACCATTTCATCTGTTTTAGCGTCCTTTAGACCCCAATATGAAGATGTAGGTAGTGCTTTAGCATTTAAATATACTGAACTGGTTTGGAAAGCCCTAGCAGGGTATTTATCTCTTGCTTTTACTCTAAAATTATATATTCCACTGTCTTCAAATTCGCTTTTTAAATTTGTAAATGCTAATACAAAATCGCTTGAAGTTACAGCAGTTAATGGTGTAGCGTATGAGCTATCATCCCATTTAAATTCTAGTTCAGGTGGGTATATAGTGTGGGTATCCACGGAAAAATAGCTAGTATCAACGTATGAAGCAGAGAATTCGATACTCCCGGTTAGTTTAACTATAAAACCGTGATTATCAAGTGATCCACTATTCCATTCTTGTACTATGTTGGTAACATCCATTGAGATGTCTTTAGTACTATCATAGGTAAAATCTTGAGTGCCTGAAACAGAAGCAGTATAATCACCACCATCTGTATCCCAAGCACCAGAACCTGATTCTAATCTCCAACCCCATGAACAACCATTATCGGTTTTGGGGGAATCTGCTGATCTACCTGTACCCATATTCCAAGATTGAGATATAGGGAATGTTTCAATTGTATAATCTAAGGGGGCAACAGTAGCGTTTGCCAAGTATAAATTTAAGTTACTTTGGAAAGCCGCGTCGCCTATTTTATTTGTAATAATATCGCTTATATCCGTTGTTTTAAACTGAATTAGCGCACGTTTAACGGCAGGAACATCACCTTGAGCTGATGTATCGAGGTTAATAGCGTTTGTATTTGAAACCTCTAATATTTCATCTCGTCCTGTATTTTGAGCAGGATACTTAGATGATATATAAGCATCTTTTTCGGGAAATATTTTATATACTGCCATTTTCTTAGTTTGTTACTACCCTACCATTTATATCAGTAGAAGGGAATTTTAATTCAAATATAGAAGGATCTAATGAAGGGTAAATAACTTCATTTATAGTAGCTCCTCTTATATCATAAGCATATTGTGAATAGTCATTACTAGTTCCTACTTTATTTATTATTTCTAATTTTTTAATAGTTTGAACACCATCTACATTATCAATTAAATTACGAACATTGTTTAATAATATAGGTTGATTTATTTGCCATTTATCTATATCAAAATAATTAGTAATAGCATTAATACAATTATTAATAACTACTCTATTATTATAGTTAGGTAGTAAAATTATATCAAAATTAATTCCTATATTAATTATAAAAGCATCTTTAATTACTACAGCATCTGTTAACATTCTATATTCACCTAAAAAAGTAATTAGGTTGTTTTTTAAAGCAGGATCTGCTATAGACATATATCCAGCGTTATTTTTAGATAAAAGATATAAAGCTAATAAATTTGTATCGTAAGAATTTTCTGGGGTTCTATTATTAGGTGATATTGAAAGATCTTGTGTTATATATACTTTAGATACAGTTCCAAATTTAGGAGGTAATGAAAGTGATCTAACTATATAATCATCTTTAGTTACAGTTCTTAATTGTGTGGGAAATTGAGATATAGTATTTTGTCTTATATCTTCATTTGTGTCTCCATCTCCCCCTCCAATTGCAGGAGTATTATTAGTAAAAGCTAATGAATCTCTAACTGTAGATTGTAATGTTGAATCAAGATTAGATCCAAAAAATGAAACATTTCCTGAGGATAAAATTGTAAGTGAATTTGAGCTTACATTTGAGGCAGCCCCACCACCTATTAAATACTGTACTGTTAAAGTTGTATTAGAAGGGGATAAACCATAAGTTTTTGTATATAAAAAATTTGAAGGATCATAAGCTGTAGTAAGTTTATCTTGACCATAGGGTAAACCTAGTCCTATATTGTCAGGATTAGGAATAATTTCTTGATCAGGACTATCAGATATACCAGGACCAAATTGTAATTCTAAGGTGTTATTAGCTTTAAATCTACTTACAAATCTCCTAGGTACTTTTTTTATTTTAAGAAGATAGGGAGTAGTTTCATTATATTGATACAGTTCAGGATCATTTTGAGCTATATTAGTTTGTTCATCAAATATAGTTTCTTGTGCTAGATATGGAACCTCATACCATCTATTATCATCACTATCGGTTACATTAACTATTTCAATTATATTATTATCTTCAATTTGTACAGTTGAAAATCTTTGAGGAGAGGTAAATGAAAAAGTAGCAGTTTTTAAAGCACCAGCTGTCATTTTAACCTTTTTCTTTAAAAGATAAAAATTAGGTTGGTTATTTGAATCTAAAGAATATACAGATATATCAGTTGGATCTGCACTTCCCGAAATAGTAAAATCTATTTTATTTGATGAATAAAAGAATTGAGATGTATCATTAGATGATTGTATTTGAAACCCATCATCTATAATCATTGCATAATTAAAATCGGGTTGTACTAAACCGCTAGCTATAGAGGAAGGTACAATTTGAAACACATCAACTTCTGCTGTTGAAGCATTAGTTACCTGAGGGGAGTAACCGTGGTTATAAGCTAAGGAAAGTAAGTTACTTCTTTGTTTAGCATATTGAAGAAAATTTTCTTGAACTTGATTGTCAACGTAAAATGATAAAACGTCACCAACATAAGATGCCATTTCAATTAACATCAACCCAGGGGAGGTCTCAGAAAAATCATTATAGGTTTGGGGATAATAAATTTCAGCGAACTCTAAGAGTTTCTGTTTAAATCCATCAAAGTCTTTATTTAAATATTGTATTTGCTTAGACTCCGCCATTGTTTAGGTTTATTTGTAATTCATCTGTAATATTCGTATTATCTACGGAATAACTTAAATAGATAGATACGGTTTGGGTTTCAGGGTCTAAATTTACATTTAATGTTCCTATTGTTATTTGTGGAAAATATAAATCTACACCATTGACGATAATATCTTCAATTGTATCTATTACTTCTGGGGTTAGTTGTTCAAAAATTACATCACGTAATCCTGATCCAAATCCAGGGTTCATTATTCTTTCTCTTTTACCTGTTAAGATAAAATTTAAAAGGTTTGATTTAATTGCATCTTGTGTAGTATAAGTTGTATTTAATCCTGTAGGACCATTAAAGGGTATAGATACACCTACACCCGTACTAGGTTTTAAATCTAGAATATCAACATTACGTACTATATATGCCATTATATTTTGCCTGATTCTTTCATTTTACCCATTAAACCTGAAAAGTCTGGTACAGCATCAATTGATACTTGGTTTATATCTGTAGCTCCTTGTTTTCCAGCTAACATCTGATCTACGCTTTCAACTACTTTAGTTGCACCACCAGGCATTCCACCTTGGAACCCAACTGCATTTTGAGAAGTATATCCACCTCCATTTATATTTCTCCATTCTCCTGAAGCAGCTGTTTCATTTAACATTTGTGCTAAGGGGTTTTGTGAATCAAATAAGGGAGGTTGTGGAACAGAAGGTTGTACTGTCTCTGTTAATTCAGATAATGAAGGTTTTGTTTGTTTTTGTTCTACAACTGGCTTCTGGACTACTTTTGTTTCAGTAATAGGAGTTTGCATAATCAAAGAAAGTTCTTCTTTAATTACACCTCTTACTTCTTCTCGAATAATTTTTCTAAAAGCTTCTAATTTCATGATTATAAATATTTATTAACTATTTTTTTATTTGTTTAATTTATTGTGAAATACTTTTTCGTTTAAATGCTCTTCTGATAGTAACTTTTACATCATTATCATTAATTTGAATTTTAAACTTATCTCTAATTTCATTTTTCTCTAAACCAGATTCTACTTCAGTTTCAGTATATCTTTGTCTTAGTAAAAATTTAATCCATTTAGGTAATTCTTGTTCTTCAATATCTTGAAAATATTGTTCAAATTCTGGTTTAGGTTGTTTTAGTCTTATAGTCTTTATAAATTCTTCATATTCTATCTTAGCTTTTTCTTTTAATCCTTCATACCATTGGTCTGTTTTATCCTTTACTTCTTGAATTTTTTCAGGATTAGGATCAACTTCATCTAATATAGATTGTTTTAAGCTAGCAGCAAACTGTTCAGGATCTAATTCTTCATTACCGGGTTGATTTAAGATTTGGTTTAATTGTTGAGGAGTGGCTCTAAAAACTAAATCAATAGTATCTTGTATTTTCTTTAAAGAAGGATTAGTTTGGATAAAATCATTGAATCCTTGATCAACCAATTGATCTAAAGGAGATGTTTTTGCTTCAGACCCTTTATCTGCAGTTTGAGGTATAGAAGTTGGGGGTAATTCTTGTTCAACAAAAGGTTCATTACCAATTCTAGCTTCAAAGGGTATATTTGCTTCGGGATCAGGTTTTGAAGAAATATTACTAGCTGCTCTATTATTTGCTTCAGCTTTAATATCATTAACTATTAGAGGAGGAGCTCCTATTCCAGCAGTCATATCTAAAACATCACTATCTGAAACATCTACTCCTAATTTATCTGTTGTGTTAATTGATATTAAACCTAATTCTATATTTCTTTTAATTTTAAATTTAACTTCTTGTACTATAGTTGTTAAATTTTCATTAAAGGTTAATTCAGTAGAAACAACCAATTTTTCATTTCCATCTAAAGCTATACCTCTTCTTCTAGTTTTAACTTGTGTATTAGCAGGTTTTTGAAGAGGTCTTTCTTCTTGAATTTTTATAGTATAACCCATAAAACGTTCTTGGAAATTCCCAAACACATCATTAGGATCTACTTCTCTAGCATTTTTAATATTTTCAGCAGATAATTTATCGGCTTCATTTAATAAGGCTAGTACAATTTCATTATTTCTAAATTTATCAAAAGTATAATATCTTAAATTTTCTCTAAATTGTTGAGCTTCACTCTCATCAAAATTAACTCCTGATGCTAATGATACTAAAGGTGAATAAAATACTAGATTTCCAAATTGATCAAACCCAATTATATTTTCTCTTAAATTAAATAAGAAACCATTTTGGTTATCTATAAATTTGCTATTATTATAATAAGGAAGGTTTTCTCTAAAAGTTTGAGCCTCACTTTCATTGAATTCAACCCCAGAAGCTATAGATATGTTTATATCTCTATCATCAGCAGTGACAACATTATCTAAATTACGAGCAGTTATAGCAGCTAATTTAGTAGCATCTAAAATATCTTTTGTTAGATCTGAATCTTTTAGATTTTCACAAGTTTCTAATTTTACAGATAATTTAGTTAATTCTATAACTATTTCTTTTAAATATTTTTTTATTAATAAAAGTGGTCGTAAAAGTGCTTCAATAACATTATTTAGTTTAGTGAGCACATCTATAATTTGTTGAAGAGCATCTTCTATATGTCTTAATTTTTCTGCTAATTTTAATAAAGCTCCTCCTGTAAGTAATCCTAATAATTTAATTATTTTTCTTACTATTTTAATAATTTTTTTAAGTACTTTTATAATAATAATTAGTACTTTTAGTATAGTATTAATAACTTTAAGTAGTAGTATTATAAATGAAACTATACCCACTATAAATCGAACACCTCTAGCTACAGCTTTTACAAATTTAGCTAAATCACCAAATGGAACAACTCCATTTAGAATTTTATTTATTTCTTCTACTTGTTTTTTAAATATACTATCTAAAGAAAAATCAAATCTAGCAAAGGGTTCTAATTTTCTAGCAAAATCTGAAAATATTCTAGCTCTATCTAAAACTTGTTGGGCCGTTAAACCACCATCTAAAAAATCAGCTATGGCTTCTTGTCTATTTGCTATTTGTCCAGTAGGTATTCCAGTTTGACTTACAGCAGCAATAGGTGCGTTTACTATATCAACTATATTTTTAGCAGTTTCTGCTAATTTAGATAATCCAGGAACAGCTTGAATATCAGCAATGTCATCAGCAAAATCCGCAATACCAATAGATCTAAATAATTCAGCTATTTCTCTAGTTTCTTTTGCAATTTGTCTTATATCTGAGGTAGATACTTTTTGTACTTCTAGTTTAAAATTAGTAAACTTTCTAGGAATAGGATTACCATCTTCATCTTTTAAAGTAACCCCATTTTTATTTTTAGCATAGGGAGGTTCAAGTGGTGAAAAAGAAGTAATATTAATTATAGCATCATAGGTTTCTTCAGGAATTTCATCAACTTCTAAGGGAACTAAAGAGGATTCTACAGTACCTGCCATTTGAACCCCAATATTTTCATCATCAGCTTGGGTGATAAATACAGTTGTACCATTAGCGATAGGTTGATCTGATGGTCTTTTTAAACTTAAAGTTATAAGACCGGTTTTAATTTCTTGACCATTTTCAGATATAGCTTCAACTTCAATAGTACCTGGTATAATGGAAAATCCTCTTAATGCTGCTTGAATTTCTTTAATAACCCCAGCTACTTGTTGTAATTTTCCTCCTACTATACTATCTAAAGGAAATAATTTATTAGCTGAAAAATTTAAGGGGTTACAAATATCATAAGTGTTAAGTTGTTTTAAAGCTACTAATGTTTTAAATAAACTTAAATTTTTAGTTAATTTATTAGCTAAATTTTGATTACTTTGTGCTCGAATAGATTGGGTAGCACCTGCTTCATCACTAATACCTTTACCATAAACTATATCAAGTGATAATCTATTAACTTTATTTAAAAGTTTACTTGTAGTATTATATTGAGATTTTACTTTATTTAGTAGTTTATTACTCATTATTTAGTATAAGTGGTGTTAGAAAGAAGGAATTTTTTCCTTTCTTGTACTACGTTAGTTAATTTTTCAAAAGCATTTGAAACCATTTGCAGTTCAGTTTGTTCAAAACCTTGTGAATCTAAGGCTTTTTTAAGTGGTTCTACAATTCCTACACCAAAAATCTCAATCCAATCATTAAGTAAATCTATTAAAACGTCCCCCTTAACTAAAGGGTGGTCTGAATCTATTCCTATTCCTAATTTAATTTTAGGGGAATTAACTATAACAGAAGTATTAGTATCTAAGTTAATACTCCCAGGTGAAGATAAACCAATTGTTTTATTTCCTAATATTAATATGGCATCATCTTTTGCATTAAGCATAATACGACCCGAATCTATAATAATTTGATTACCATTATAGGGAAAAGCAGGAGCAAAAGGAACATTTTGTTTAGCCATTAGATCCTGTATTTAAAGTGGGTTCTACATTTACTGTATCGAATACACTTCCCGTAGAATCTGCTTCTTTTGGTGATACAGTAGTATTTGAAACAGGAGTTTCTTGTAAAGGTTTTGTAGTATCAACAGCAGATACAGCATCTATACCATAAGAATTAAAATTTGTTGATGCTAAGGCCACAGGGATTGTTTGTCCTGATGTAAGGTATATAGAAGAATCATCTTGTTGAATATTTTCGTAGATTGGAAACCAGTCATTATTACGTATTCCAGCATCAACTTGCCCATTCCGTAATATTGTTAAGGGTGTACCGTTTTTTCCCGTAGTACTCCATGGACTTTGTATGGATTTGCTACTAGAAGGTTGAGTATTTGTAGAGGTAAATCGAAGGGAGTTTCCAAATCTACCTTCAAAAATTATATCTCCTTCTTGTGGATATAAATTTCTTATAGCGGGGTTTTCAGTAAACAATTGTCCATAAGATGGTTCAGGTTGAGGACCATCTTCATTATTTTCAATACCTCTATCTACATTTGGGTTACTTGAATTATTAGTTGATGAAGGAAGGGTATTTGGTGAAGGTAAGGCGTTTAAATGAACACCATTCCAAATATTAACTGCACTTGTATAATAAAATTCAACAGCATCTGAATTGCCATCTAAAAGACGTTTTCGAGATGGACCTAAAATAACAAATACAATTTCATTTATTAAAGGCATTTTTCTATAATTAGCATCTAAAGGATAAGCTATACTACCTTGTGGGAACTTTCTTTTTAAACTACCTTTGTTAATTGCTTCAAATTTAATAGCACCAATTCCCCAAAACCCATCTGTTAATTGATAAGTAGAACGTCCGTCTTCTTCAGGGACTAAAGAAACATCTATAACCCTTACAGGTATAAATCCTCCACTTTTTGATCCTATACTAGATTGTCCTCTATCATTAATACCAGATACAGGGCCCTGATTGTTAACCGGCATGTTTAACTTCTATTTCTTTGGTTTTTGAATCTAATTCTTGAAGAGAACTAAATAACATCTCTTTATCTTCATCTGAAAGTATCTCGTCTGTATCAGCCATTTTACTATTCATAGCACGTTGAACGATACCAGCCATTTTAATTAGGGCATCATCATTCTTAATAGCTAGTTCCATATATTCTTTAATTAAAGGAACCATAATTACTGCATCACCAGGACTGGTGATCATAGGTTTTAATCCTTCTATTAAAGAACGGAGTTGAACTTCTTTATCTTTTTGATTAACGTGTATCTCTTTTAAGAGATCAGAGAAGCTTTTCTTTCCGAATAATTTTACTTGTGAAAAATCCATAGCGGTGCTTTGGATATAAATATAGATACATTAAAAATTTAAAGAGACATACTTACATACCCATAATCATAATATTGAGTAGCTAATTTTTTATATATCTTTTTCATTTTTTTTAAGACCTTAGTAATTTGTGGGGTATTTTGGTCTGTTATTTCACGTATATAAATATATATTGCTTTTTTATTAAATAACTCTAAATTTTCTCTTCTTTTAAATAAGGATATAATAGCATCTGCTGTTTTAGCATCCTCTGGTTTGGGGAAATGATCAAATAAAAATAAATCAAAATATTTAATAAGATATTCTATAAATTCTGTTGCCTCATCTTTAGGTTGTTCAATTACATTTTGATTGTTAATAATATCAATTGTAATTGACTGATCATTATCTATAGCATCTACTTCGGCCCGCTGTTTTAGTTTTTTATAATTGTTATTATTATATAAAATTAAATAACGTTTTGCAATAGTACCAAAATAAGAAAAGGCTTTACCTTTATCTTGCTTATATAAGTGAAGTTTTTCTAAAAGGAAAGCTGTTACCTCATGTTGTAACTCGGCTATAGTATCTACCTCTGTATAGTAGAATTTAAAGGTATGGATAATATTTTCTGTTAATTTGTGAAAACCATACCATATACGTTCATTATATATTTTATTACGCATACGTTCATCAGTAGTATTTAAATACTCGATGATTGCTTCTTCAGTATCAGCTGTAAAATATTGATTTTTGGTTTTAGGTCTTCTTTTTCTTAAAGTACCTTTTTTAGTATATTGGGGACCTTCATCTTTCTGTGGTACAGCTAGAATTTTGGCCTGCAAATCATCATCTAAGGGTAAGCTCATTTATTTGTTTAGATTATACTCGTTTATAAGTTCTTGAATCTCTTTTATACCCTTAAAAAACCATCCTATTTCATCGTCTGATTCAAATATTTGTTTTGAATCTATTTCTTTAATTTTGCGATTTGATTCGGACATTATAATAGACATAGTGTCTATATACTGGTCCCGTTTTATGATAGCATCTTCTAGTTTCTCATTTTTACGCATCAAATTCCAAATAATATAGGAAATGATCCCGAAAATGAGGATACCAACATTAATTAAAATAATAGTGATTGTTGTCATTTAGAGATTCTTTACTAAATCCATTAAATTAGTATTTTTAGAACCTATTTTATCTAAGTTAATATTAACTCGATCTTGTTTTGTAGTTTTTTCTTCGGATTGAGGTTTTCCAAAAGTGTCTAACCATTCTCTTTCAAACTCAATTCTTGCTGCCATAAGGTCAGCTTGGTGTAAAATAAAAGGAAGTGAAGTACGAGGTTTAGTCTCGGGCATAAATCCTTTAAGGTAAGATTCGTTTGCCTGATCGTATAAACCATCATGGGTTTTAATAGCAATCCACTCATTAGTTGTAAGTTGGATCCCTGCTTGTTGCAATAAAAATAAAGAACGATCTGGGACCGTCATATATTCATTTGCTTTATTAAAGGTATACATTTCACCTAGATTTTTCTTCCTCCATTCATCCTGGGATGGGAAAACAGAAGTATGTTCTAGAGATCCAATTTTACCTAAATCATGGTTTAAAGCGGAAACAAATAGCTCTTCATCTGTATAAGTATCCTTTGTCCCCATTTCCTGCCATACAGCACTTATTTTAAATGCAGCAGTAATTACACGTATAACGTGTTCAACATAACCCCCGGGAAAACAATTGTGATACGACTTTTTATGAGAGGCTGGGAGCAGTGCGATCCGTTCATCTAATTGATTGTAAAAATCCAAAAATTGGTCTTTACGATCCCCTTGAACGTATTTCTCAATGCCACTAAGGAGTACCCCATAATTCTCCTTTATTTGCTCCGCTGTTAAAACCATTTTATATTTGTGTTTCGTTATTTAAAAGTGTTTGTGATTGTTCTATAATTTCTTTTATAGAATCAATTGTTTGGTTGACTTGAACATGTTCACCACGTTGTGAATGATGTTTTAAAACATTTAATTGATTTTCAATTTTAGCCAAACTACGTTGTAAATTATCTTTATATCTCATAATAATATTGTAAGAGGATTTCTAGTGCTTCCTCAATCGTATTAAATATACGAATGCCATTTAGGGATTCCAAGTCTGTTTCGGATAGTATATAAATATATTCCCCTTTACGTTTTTGAAAATATATAATAGGATAAGATTCTGTTTTTAATTTTTCTTCAATGTTGTCCCCTAATTGAGGGTTCTGGTCAACATTAATATCCTTAAATGGAATTCTGAGGTGGGAAAGAGATTGTTTTAATACCTTACAATAATCACAATATGGCAAAGTATATAATGTTATTTCCCCTACCCCTTTTTTCTTATTTTTATTTTCTTCCATTTTTAATTTTTAAAACCAACCGTATGTCGAAGGTAATAATCTTTTTTT